ATGTCAGTTCACAAGAACAAAGACGCTAAGAAGAATAAGTGGTACTACGTGTTTTATACAGGAGAGAAAGTGAACGGGGTCCGGGTACGGGCGAAGGCGGGGGGGTTTAAAACGCAGAAGGAGGCCATCGCTGCTGAAGCCGAAAGGAGAGACGCCCTGAACAAAGGGACGTACTTTGAGCCGGCAAAGACGCTATTCAAGGACTATATTGCAGACTGGCTGAAGAATAGGAGAAGTATATCGCAAGAAACAGTTGAACTCTACGAGAATAACCTGCGGCTCTACATAAACCCGGTGCTAGGGGATATCCCTCTATCAAAACTGAATGCCCAGCATGTAGAGGACTTCCTGACATCAATGGATGATAAAGGGCTGGGGGAGTGGTCCATAAAACGAGCATTTTCTATTCTTAACGCGGCGCTTAATTCAGCGGTGACGAAAGACCTCATACTGAAAAATCCAGCATCTAAGGTAGAGAAGCCGAAAGTGACCCGCAAGAGTATGGCGGTATGGGAGCCTGATTTCACATTCGAGTTTTTAGAGAAAACCAAAGGGGAAAGCAGATACTGGATCGCTATATATTTGGCGATCATGACCGGTATGCGGCAGGGCGAGATACTGGGGCTGCGGTGGTCAGATATCGACTTCGACAACAAGACTCTCCATATCCAGCAGACCGTAACGAAGCGCAGACGGATCAAGGATGGGGCGAAGACTCCGAGCAGCATTAGATCTGTGGCGTTATCTACAGACACGGTAGATAAGCTGAAAGAACATCGCAAGCACATATTAGAAGACCGCTTGATTGCCGGACAGAGCTATCTTAACCACGACCTAGTGGTTTGTACGGCAGTTGGCGGTCCTGCGACAACAAGGAGCGTGTATAGGGCCTGGGAAAGGTTCCTCAAGAAGTATGAAGCCCCACACATCACTTTCCATGACCTGCGGCATACACATGTTGCCATGATGATCAAACAAGGCGTTCATATGAAAGTAATCTCAGAACGGCTCGGGCACTCTTCTATATCTGTAACAATGGACATCTATGGGCACCTGCTACCAAACATGCAATCAGATGCCGCCGAGCTCATGGATAAACTGAATACAAGATTAGACGGAACCAACAAGTAACAACAGATACTCCCGGATACAGAGGAATAATAGAAGTAAATACAAAGGATCAACGATGAGCATTAGGTTTTTGATATGTTATTCTTATAGCATAGGAAAACAAAGAGAACAGTACCCGACACAAACATCTGTCAGCTGAGGCGGTTAGCCAAAGGACAGCATACACGGGCTGACTGTTCTTTTTGCTTTCTTAGATGTGGTGGCGGAATAGGTAGACGCTTAGACATAAGGCAGATACGACTCGGTGAGCCCCGGCACAACTGACAGGCGTGGAGAGAGAACGCCGAGCTCCCACTGAAGGAAGTAGAACCGGAACAAGGCCAGGGGAACCATTTGGGGAAGTCAGGGACGCTGCTACCCGTTGCGGGAAATGCTGCTATGCAAGGTGCAAATCCTTGCTCACATCATTAACGACATATCCTATCACGCCGTCTGAGGGCGCGTACCACGCGTTTTAGGTAGTGACGGGACAAATACACTCCATGTAGTACAGGCTGTACGAGAGGACTTCGTGCGGTCTGTCAGGGGCTATGTGGGGTTGGTGTAACGGTAGCACCTCGGCTGGGAACGGCCGATAGTGGAGGTTCGAATCCTCTTCTCCGCTTAAAAATATTGGAGGGATGTACATTGGAACAACCGTTGTTAGAAAAATATGAGTGTCTGTCAGAAGAGTGTGGCGGTCAATTCTTAGTTAATATGGAAAAGTCGAAGGGAAAGAACCTTGCTTGTCCGTTTTGTGGAGGAACCGCTGAAGCAACGGCTAGCGAAAATCCAGAAGCTGAGGAACGTGGCTTAGTGTATGGCTGTCTGTTTCCTCGCTAGATTACCAAGCGTTAGCCAACTTGGAGGGAATGATTATGAATTTCACAGAAGCGATTAGACTTTCGAAGAAGTATGCTGAGTGCCCAAAGTGCGGGAATGGAAATATTGGAGCAGGTGAAGGAACAGTCGATATTGACGAGAACTCATTTGAACGCACCTGCAAGTGCGGCTGGAGCATAACGGTGAAGGACAAACAGAATTCATAACGTTTTACAACTTCATGAGAAATAGGAGAATGCTAGTATCTCTTTTACGGTGTAGAATAGTCTCATATTACATCGAAGGAGCGAATACACATCATGAAAAATGACCCTTTTCTTCAAAAAAAGCTGAGTTGGCTAAAAAGACAGAAGGAGATCCCTGTGATACCTCTTTCAGGTTCTGGCGTTGTCTCCATACAAGGTAGGGATATTCTTTATTTGCAGTATGAGGACAATGGTGCTCTGATGGCTGTGACCGAAGTAGAGGACTTTTACTTAATCCCAGCGCATCAATACGAGAAAAAATAGTCTTAAGGAAAGTTTTCCTTACCCGGGGTCGCTGAAAAGTGGCTCTTTTTTGTGCTCAAACCAAATTGAGAGGATGTTTATCATGCCAAATCCACAAATCGAGAACAATTTTAAGTACCATGCTCCTAAACTAGGACAGCCTGAAATCTATGAGGAAATCCGCAACAAGGCGAAAGAGTTGGCTGAATTGATTGATGAGAAAGTACCGAACAGCCGCGAGAAGGCTTCAGCTCTGACCAAAGTAGAAGAATCTGTCTTTTGGGCAAACGCTGGGATTGCGCGTAATTAGGCAAGAGCACCGTTTGGGGATGAACACCCCGGTAATTAAATAAGCAACACATAAAGCCATCCATAACCTGGGTGGCTTTTTCTATACCCAGAAAGGAGTGAACGATCTGGATAAACGTATTAACATTCTATTACAGCTGATCTTTATAGCGGCTATAACATTAACCATCTGGAATGGTATAGAAGGAGTAAGACTGAACGAGCGATATGAGCGGTCTATCCAACGTCATGAGCAGAGCACTAAGCAATATGAGCAAAGCGTAAAAGAATACAATGATTATCTGCAGAGTACCAAGGCACGCATTGAAGAGAGAATCAGAGAGATAGAACAGGCTAAAGTTAATTAAACATTGAGAGGATCGGTGAACAAGATGATTAGAGTAGAATATCGCAATCGTGTTGGTGACGCGGATATCGAAAGGATCATAGAAGTGGGTGACATCAGTCAACTGACAGTGCAAGAACGCGCTGTAGTCATAGGGTTGCCCGTGCGGATAAGCGAATCAGTGTGTGAGGATTGCTGCGCCGAACGTGAAGAAGTTGACAACAGTACAACAGAAGAAAGGATGAACGATATGCAATTCGATCAAGTAGGAGCAATCATGTTCTATGATAAGGACAACGCGCTGGTAGGGAGTGTGGGAGTTGAGTCTGGCACGTACACTGAGGAACAGATTGAGTCTATCGCACAAGGGGCTCTAATGGATGTCTTCTCCTCTGAGGAGGTTAAACGTATCGCCTACTTCACTGTAGAGACTCATCACCTTATACCCTATAAAGGTGAGTGCACAGAGCCCGAAGGGCAGGGAGACTCAACAACAATATCTATACATCCAACAGAAGAGAAGGTAGAGGGGATCTCTGAGAGGCGTATTGAATTACTCCTACAACAAGGTGGATCTATAGAGGGGGTAGTTGATAGAGCCTCTGCATCCCATGTACAGAACCTTGTAGAGCATGGACTGTTTGAGAAGGACTTCTATATTAAGCATAAGCTCGAAGCCTTGCGTATCCTTCACGGGGGAGAGAGCTTTAAAGTTCAACAATCCCTTATTGTTAAATCATTAATGAGTGATCTCGGCATTGATAACGAGGAATGCGGCGTAAATACGTCAGAATTTGATTTAAAATAACTTTTTTTAGCTTTTGGGTCCCTCTGAAAAATAAAAAAATAATGCGGGTGCGCGTGAGCCCGAAAACCGTTCAGATTTTATTTTTGGTTTTCGCTTTCCCTTTACCTTATCTTTACGCCTTCTGAGGGCTTCTCTGAGGGGTTATTTAGCGTTGCTTGGAGAATAATCCCTTCTAATAATGAGGCGCTATAACATGGCTTAAATTCGCTCTGAGAACATAGTTGAAATCATGAATCAAAAAGGAAAGTGGTGAACGACTTATGAGGAAAGGAGAAAACAAAACGGAGGGCATCGTCGGCACAAGTGAATTAGCTGCTGTTGTGGGGAAAACGAAACAATGGATTGGTCAATTGACACGTGACGGGGTGCTTGCTCAGGTAGCACGGGGGAAATACAACCTAGCTGAATCAGTGCAGGCTTATATTCGGCATGTGACCGGAACAGCGGAAGTAGGAAAGATCAGTTACAACGATGAGAAGGCACAGCATGAACAAATAAAGAAGGAAATTGCGATTCTGGAGTTGGAGGAGAAGAGAAACAACCTGCACACAACGGGGGATGTGCTGGATGCATGGGGCGAATTGGTTGTGAATTTTCGGGAGAGGTTGCAGGGTCTGCCTCCGAGGATGGCAACCGAACTGTCACACATGACTGATGAAAAGGAAATCCGTTTATTAATGGAATCCAAGATCAACGATGCTCTAACTGAGCTCGCTAAATATGACCCGTTTGCTGAGAGAGAATGAACGCACAGCGAAAACAGACCTTTACTCTCTTGCGTCAGGCAATCCAACTCGTCAAACCTCCGGAACCGTTAAGTATTGCAGAATGGGCTGACCAACACCGTGTTCTTTCGCCGGAAGATTCCTCGGAGAAAGGACCATGGAGAACAAGTCGATCTCCCTTCCAGAAAGTGCCGATGGAAGCCATATCCGATCCCGAAGTAGAGTCTGTTGTCATGATGTGGGGTGCTCAGCTAGGTAAAACAGCCGTTCAATTGAACACAATTGGCTATTATACGGGGCATGATCCGGCTCCGATCATGGTAGTTCAGCCGGATTTAGTAGTCGCGAGGGACTTTTCCAAGGACCGACTTGCTCCAATGTACCGGGACTCGCCGCAATTGGCGAAGCTCATAACCAAAGATAAGAGCAGAGACACCAGTAATACCATACTATACAAGTCCTATCCAGGCGGCAGAGTCAACATAGCAGGAGCGAATTCTCCGGCTTCACTAGCTTCCAAACCTATTCGTGTTGTTATCGCGGATGAAATTGATCGTTTCCCAGTGTCCGCTGGTAAGGAAGGAGACCCTGTGTCACTGGCTACAGCCCGTACAGACACGTTCTATAACAAGAAGCTAGTGTTTGTATCCACTCCTACGCTTAAAGGCTCCTCAAGGATTGAGAAGCTGTATGAAGACAGCACGAAAGAAGAATGGTGTGTACCGTGTCCATCCTGCGAAACGTACCAGCCGTTCAAATGGGCTCAGATCAAGTTTGAGTACGATGAGGAGACTTCTAATTGCGTTGAAGTGAACATGGCCTGCAAGGACTGTGGAGCCCTGCACCCAGAGCATGAGTGGAAGCATGACTACGCCGAACGTGGTAAGTGGATCGCGGGTAAAAAGCACGCAACAACACGGGGTTTCCACTTGAATAGTTTGGCTGGGACAATAAATGTTACTTGGAAAAAGCTTGTTAATGATTGGATGAAGGCTCAGCGGGGTGGATCTCAGCTGCTAAAGACGTTCATTAATACCAAATTGGCTGAGACTTGGGAAGAAAAAGGACAGAAAGTAGAGCATGAAGTGCTCCTCAATCGCCGTGAAATGTATCAGGCGCGGGTGCCGGAAGGTGTCCGTTACCTCACTGCTGCGGTCGATACGCAGGATACACGCTTTGAAATAGACGTGATGGGCTGGGGAAAAGGTTACTCAAGCTGGCGAGTTCAACGTCATATCATAGTCGGTGATCTCAATCAGCAGCAGCCGTGGGACGAACTAGATGAATTTCTGTCGCGAACATGGAATGATGTCTGGGGCAGAACGTTCCGACCGGTTAGGATCCTCATCGACTCAGGTGGTCACCACACGCTAAAGGTGTACAAGTTCTGCAAGCCCCGGCAAGGTCGGAATATCTACGCTCTGAAAGGCGAAGAGAAGGGTGACGGTACGGAGACCCCACTACTTAACGGGATCAGCACAAACAATGTGGTTAAGGCTACTGTAATCCGCGTAGGCGTCTCTGAGGGAAAGGCTACAGTATTTGCCTCTCTTAAATTGGAGCCAGGGAAGCCAGGGTCATGTCGATTTCCGTTGCCACACCCGGACAACCCAGATGCTTTCGTATATGACGATGAGTATTTCATGCAACTAACAGCAGAACAATTGGTAACCCGGTACAAGGAAGGTCTGCCTTACACCGTTTGGGTGAAGACTCGAGCGCGGAACGAGGCGCTTGACCTTGCAGTGTACAACCGGGCTGCCATTGAAATGATAAACCCAAACTTTGACCTTCCATTGCCGGATCCGGTGAGTGCGCGGGCGGCACCGACAAAAACAAAAAAGCCAAAGAAAAAGAATGTAGCCAGCAGCATATAGACCAGACGAAGGAGGTGAGAAAGGGAAAATGCCTAGAATACCTTATGAGGAAGCTAAAGCCAAATATCAAATGTGGAATGAAGCTGAGGATGCTATAGCTACAGGGAGTTCCTACAGTATTGCTGACAGATCATTAACCCGTGCCGATATGGCTACCGTTCTTATGATGAAAAGAAAGTATGGACGTATTGTTGATGCTTATGAGAATGGTGGTAAACGCCGTTCTAGGACAGCGGGATACTACCCTGTTGACCGATGAATATCATCGATAAAACACTTAACCTAATTGCTCCTGGAATTGCCGCTAAGCGGGAACAAGCTCGAACTGAGGTTGTAAGGCAACAGGTGGTACGCAATGTCACCAGCCAATTAATCGGAGGCTCCGGAAGTAATGGGCGGGGTTACGGCAAGCATGGAGCCAGTACAACCAAGTCATCCATGCTTTTCTGGCAAACACCTGCAGGAGATGCAGACGTGGACATCCATCAGAACGTCCCTAAACTGCGGGAGCGGGCTCGGGACTTGCATATGGGTACTGATATCGTAGCAGCTGCACACAAAGGGTTACGGACAAATATCGTTGGAACCGGATTGCGCCTCAACCCTGCTTTTGATGCTAAATTCTTAGGTTTGGATGAGGTTAGGGCTGAGGAACTACGAAGTTCTATTCAACGCGAATGGGCATTATGGGCGGATACAACGAAATGTGACGCTGCTGGACTCAGTGATTTTTATCAATTACAGGCGTTAGCGTTCATATCAACCATGATGAGTGGTGATGTATTCGCACTTATGCCGAGTAAAAATCGCCCGTGGTCAGTATACGATCTCAAGGTGAATTTAATCGAAGCAGATAGATGCGCAACGCCGCCAGATAAAGTGATTACAGACAGGGATAGAGTTCAGTCTGGTGTTGAAATCGATGATGATGGAATGGTTGTAGCATATCATTTCAGCAATCGACATCCGGGAGCAGATGGATACAACTTGACCGGAGTGAATGAATGGGTGCGCGTCGAGAAATATGGCAAACGAACTGGACGGGTAAATGTCCTTCATTTGTTTGAAGCAGAACGTCCGGGGCAGCGCAGGGGTATTCCTGTTATTGCGCCAATCATTGAATCACTGAAGCAACTAAGTCAGTACACAAGTGCAGAGCTAGCGGCAGCTGTTATTACTTCTATGTACACAGTTTTTATCACAACCCCTGCAGATGACGAGGGCAGTACTCCATTTGATGGCGTTGGGATGGATGACGATGACTTAGATGGTGCAGGAAATGTGCCGGGTTCTACTGGTGACGAAATCAAACTTGGTCAAGGTGCTATCATGCGGACTGATCCGGGTGAGGATGTGAAATTCGCCGACCCGACTAGACCTAATCCAAACTACGAGGCGTTTGTTCGTGCCATGCTTAAGCAGATGGCAGCAGCGCTTGAGTTGCCTTATGAAATATTGACTAAACAATTCACCAGCTCATATTCAGCGAGTCGAGGCGCCCTTCTGGAAGCTTGGAAGATGTACCGCATGCGCCGTTCATGGCTATCAAAAACGTTTTGTCAGCCTATCTATGAAGAATGGTTTGTAGAGGCAGTTCTTAAAGGAAGAATTAGTGCACCCGGCATCTTTGATGATCCGGCTATTTTTGCTGCCTATACAAAAGCAGAATGGCACGGTCCTTCGCAGGGATTGCTTGATCCAACCAAGGAAGTTGACGCAGCTGTTAAACGGATGGAAAACAATCTTTCCACAGCAACGCGTGAAACTGCTGAGATTAACGGCGGCTCATGGGAGGACAACGTTCGGCAACGGGCGTACGAAAAGTCTCGCTTAAGAGAGCTAGGGTTAACTGAGTCTCCAGCGGGACCATCAACTCCTATAACGCCACCCGATCCTTCGAAAGAAGGTGATGAAGATAATGATGACGAGGAAGGAGGTGATTAAAAAGAATGGCAAAAAAAATCAAACTTAACGGAACAGTTGTAGGAGATAGAAATGCTCGCGTTTATGAATGGCTTGAGATTCCGCACATCAGCCCTTCCTCAGTAAGTAGGTTGCTCGAAGAAGCAAATGGCGAAGAGATTGAGATATACATTAGTTCAGGCGGGGGCGATGCTTGGGCTGGCAATGAAATCTTTACTTTAGTGAAGGAGTATAGCGGGTTTGTAACTTCAAAAATCCCTTCCATTGCCGGCAGTGCCGCATCTGTATTTGCAATGGCAGCTGACAAAGTCCTAATCTCACCAACTGGTCAAATTTTCATCCACAATTCAGCGACTTGGACAGATGGGAATAAAGAAGATCATCAGCAAACAATTCAAATGCTTGAAAGTGTTGATGAAGCAATGGTCAATGCTTATGTTCTCAAAACAGGGAAAACGCGCGAAGAATTGCGCAATTTAATGAAAAATGAAACGTTTTTTAACGCACAGCGTGCGGTTGAATTGGGGTTTGCAGACGAAATTATGTTTGCAACTGAAGAACTTAGCCCGACAGCAAATCTGTCAATGGGTGCAGAGTTACCACCGGATGTACTGGATAAAGTACGTAATAAATTGCTTTCCATGACACCAGTGAAGGATGGTTCAAACAGTCAAATTGAATCGTCTGTGGTGAAGGCGAAAGAGCCTAAGGCAGCAGATAAAACAAAGGAGGAACCAAAGACAATGGATATTAATGAATTAAAGGAAAAACACCCTGAGCTTTTTGCACAGGTAACTGGCGATGCACAGGCAACTGAGAGAATAAGGGTTGCTGCAATTACTGCCCTAGCAGAAAAGACACCTGGCTCTGCCGAACTTGTTAAAGCTGCGATTGCAAATGGTGAAACCGCTGGCGAACTTGCGATTAAGATTGTAGAAGCATCGCAATTGCGCATTAGCACTGCTGCTAAAGAACGCGAACTTGATGTTGAAGAGAGTGGAATTGATACAGTGGAATCATTAGAAGCTAAAACGCCTGATGCAACTAAGGAAGAGGATGCAGAGGCAGCAGTCACCAGTATGATTGCAATGGCACAAAAAATGAAACCCAAGAATGGAGGTCGTAGATAATGTCAGAGTATACTAGCCCATCGTTTGATGAATTGTTTGCAGGTGGAGTAAAGCCGGAGAGAATGACGGCGATCATTATTAAAGCTGGTTCCGGGATAGTAACACGGGGAACTGTATTGGGCGCTGTGTCTCAGCTGCCTGAAACGGATTTATACGCTGGAACACCTATCACAGCTCCAGTTGATTCTACTAAATCAGATGGCTCTGAAGCACCATATTGCATTCTGGCGGATAGCAGCATTGATGCAACCACAGTTGATGTACGAGCTGCTGCTTATCTAGATGGTGAATTCAATCGTGATGCTCTTAAGTTCGGCGGTACAGATAAAGTAGCCACACATGAAGTGGCTATGCGCAAGATCGGCATGATTACAAAACGAGTAGTTAAATAAGGGAGGATAAAAAAATATGCCATCATATCATGACATTTTAGAAATTCCAACACTAGTACGAGTTGTTGAAGCATTTCCTGAAGACTCGTACTATCTGACAACCACGTTCGCTAGCGAAGGCGAGACATTCACGACTGATGAAATTGAAATTCAAACAAAAAAAGGTCATCGTCCACTGGCGCCATATGTAAACGAGTTGCTGCCAGGGAAGGTAGTCCTTCGTACTGGGTTCACAGCCAAGACGTATACTCCTGCACTATTAAAACCGATGCGCGTCATCACTAGACACGACCTGAAGGTTAAACAAGCAGGAGAAACACTCTTGAATCCAAAGACTCCCGAACAACGTTATCAAGAGTTGATCGTAAAGGACCTGTCCGAGCTTACGGATACTATCGATAGACGTAAAGTGCAGCAACTATCTGAAATTATGTTTACAGGTAAGACCGAACAGATCGGTGAAGGCGTCAGCCAAGTGCTTGACTGGGGCTTTACGAATATTGAGGTGTTGTCTGGTACAGATTTGTTCTCCAACCCAGACACCAATGTCATTGAGTACCTTACCGACTGGGTGCAGGAAGTCATGGATAAGAGTGGCCGCACAATGCGCCGTGTACTTACCACCGCGAAGGTAGCTCGGACCATTGTAAACCACCCAACATTGACGAAGCTGATCGAAGCAAAGAAAGAAACTCTTGATGTAGGTGATCTGAATCAACAGATCTTACCTGAAGGTGTTATCTATCATGGATATCTGCGTCAGGCGAATCTTCAAATTTGGTCGTACACTAACTCCTATACGGATGAAGCTGGCGATGAGGTGAGTTATATCCCAGAAGGAACACTCGCCCTGTTACCGGATGGTCAGCCATTCGAATTTATGTATGGTGCGAACTTAGTTGCTGATAAGGATGGCGACTTCATGTTTGCCCAAGCTAAAATCTATCCGCAAGTACTGAGTGAAGTGGAACCGCCAAGCCGTAAACTGCAATTGCTTTCCCGTCCAATCTGTGTTCCTGTTAACGTTGATGGCTGGTATGTCGCAAAAGTTCTTTAATTCAAAGGAGGATATTTACTCATGGTATATATTGCTGAAATGAACATTCGTCACAATGGTAAGAAAATTGCGATCGGGGAACAAATTCCCAAGGACATGAAGAAAGAAGAAATTGAACGTTTGCTTTCTATGAAAGCAATTAAGGATCCGGAAACTGAGGCTAAAGCAATTAAAGAAGCGGCAGCAAAGAAAGCAGAAGCGGCTGGCGAGTAAGGGGTGTTTGTTGTGAACCTCCGTGATCAAATCAAAATTGATAATCAGCGAACATTTTTAAACACAAATGAATTCGCTGATGACTATATCATCAACGGAAAGCCAGTTAAGGTAGTTCTTAACGCAGCTACCGACAACAAGCACCCCCTGGCATATGCTGAGGGGGTTTCGCTTGTCAACGATACATTGCATGTGGATGTGCTGGAGCTAGGCTACACACCAAAGCAAGATGAATGGCTGAACATCAACGGCACCGAACATAAGGTAGTGCGAGTAGCGTCCGAAAAGGGAATGCTTGCAATTTATCTGGAGGCGAATGTCGGATGAAAGTAGAAGGCTTGAGCCTAGCAATCAAAGGCACAAAGGCTCTAAAGGATAAGATGCAACCAGCAGCCTCGCTCGCTCTTAACCGTGTTGGTAAAGGTGTTGTAACCGAAGCCTCACGCAAGGTAAAGGAGACTTATAACATCAAGTCAGCAGACGTTAAAAACGCTATGCGGCTGGTGTTATCGTCTCCTGATGCTGGAGAGGTTCTGATTAAGTCCAAGGGGCGAAATCTTCCAGTTACCCGTTTCAAAGTTACACCAAAAGCACCGACAGGTAAGCGGCAGAAGATGGTCAAGGTCGCAATTAAGCGCGGAGATGCTAAGAAGGTCGGCAATGCCTTTGTAGCGGTACGAAGAGGCGCTGTTGGGATTATGAAACGGCAGAAACCTACCGGGCAAAGTGGACGAGCGCGTGTAACGAATGCGAAAGGTTTTAAACCGGAGCTACCGATCGAAGAACTTCACGGACCAGCTATCCAACGAATGCTTAACGAACCACAAGTTGTAGAACATATCCAAAATGAAGCGCAAGACCGAATGGAGAAACGTTTAATCCATGAGATCAACCGCATTTTGAAGTGAGGTGATAGGTCATTTCTACTCCTATATTACTTATCCAAGCGATAAAAGGGTTTATCGAGAATGTGGTGAAAGACGGAGTAATTGATGTGCCTGCTGTTCACTTGGGCTTTTTGCCTCGGAAGAACAGAGATAATGCCGATGCTCCAGAATTTCCTTACATCATAGTCCGCCCTGCAATCGGCATTGATAACGATGATTGTAAAGTCACTGTGCATTTGTTGTTTGGGAGCATGGCTGATGATGATCAGGGGTTCCTTGACATGTTCAATCAAATGGAACGAGTACGAATTGCATTGCTTAAGCAGGAAGTAATAGAACGGCGGTTTCGAATGGAGCTGCCTTACAAGTGGGAATTTCCGCCGGAACAACCGGAGCCATACACCATTGGGCTTGTAACAACCATATGGACATTGCCAGCGGTACAAAAAGAGGAGGGGTTACTTTGAGTGTTAAGAAGGAAAAAGAAGTACCGGATTTTGAAATTCCTGATGTTTTGTCTAAAGAAGAATTGCCGCAGGAGTCCGGAGGTGTCAAAGAAAGGATTGCTCCGTTAATTTACTTGGGACCAAACCTGCCGGGTGGGTTGTTATCCGGCAACACCGTTTTTAAAGGTGGAAAACCTGCACACATTGAGGAGTTAATCACTGCACAGCCAGAACTCGCTAATCTCATTGTCCCAGTGGATAACATTAATGAAACGTTGGCTCGCATTAACAGAGCAGGAACTGCGGAATACCAAGCCTATAAGGCTTTGAAGGAGGATAAGTAATGGCGTTTAATCATGGTGTTACCACTTCGGAGAGAGCAACGTCAGTACTCTCCACAGCCAGCGTAAGCGCTGGTATACCGATCGTGTTCGGCACGTCTCCTGTTAATCAGTCTGGACTTACTAAAGCCCCTGTAAATACCCCAGTGCTTGTTAACTCCTATGCAGAGGCTGTAAACGCCTTTGGATATAGTGACGACTGGGGATCGTACTCCATCTGTGAATTTATTAACGCATATTTCCAACTGAACGCTCTAAAACCTGCGATCCTAGTCAACGTCCTTGATCCGTCAGTACACAAGACCGTTGTTGCGGCTGCATCTAAAAACGTAGTCGAAAAATCTGTCATTATTGCAGATTCTGGAGTCATACATGATGCTACTTTGACTGTTAAATCATCGGATGGAGCTACGCCTTATGCTAAAGGCACGGATTACTCTGTAGCTTTTGATGGTGATGGTAATACGGTTATCTCCATTAAGTCAGGAGGTGATATTCCGAGTGGCGTTTCAACTTTGAGTGTAGCTTACACAAAGCTTAATCCGTCCGTTATTGATGCTGACGATATTATCGGTGGCTTAGACGCTGGTACAGGATTGGCAACGGGGCTAGAGCTTGTCAATCAGGTATTCCCACGATACGGATTGGTTTCGGGGTTGATCCTAGCACCTGGCTACTCCCATAACCCTACGGTCGCTGCTGTGATGGTCGCTAAAGCTGGTAACATCAACAGCACATTTACGGCATTCGCATTGACCGATATGCCTACAGACACTTTAAAGCAATACACCGATGTACCTGCTTGGAAAAATATAAACGGGTATACATCAGCATCGCAAGCACCGCTCTGGCCTAAGGTTTCCAAAGGCGGAAAACAATACTACATGTCTACGCACATCGCTTGTGCAATAGGGGTTGCTGATGCTTCAAATGAGGGTGTTCCTGTAGCTTCCCCATCCAACAAATCTCTTGTCATTGATGCGGCAGTCCTTGCTGATGGCACTGAGGTTCTCCTTGGTCCGGATCAGGCTAATTTCCTGAATAGTCAAGGAATTATGACTGTTTTGAACTTTGTCGGAGGATTTAAAGTGTGGGGTAACTATACAGGAGCTTATCCGGCATCTACGGATCCTAAAGATGTATTTATATCCATCCGTAGAATGTTTATTTGGGCAAAAAACAGCATCATCTTGACGTATTGGAGCCAAGTGGATAACCCAGCTACCCCACGACTGATTGAGACGATTACTGACAGCATTAACATTTGGCTTAACGGTTTAACTGCGAGCGGATATCTACTTGGTGGACGCGTGGAGTTCAATGCCGCAGACAATCCTGTCACCGATTTAATGGCGGGTAAATTTAATTTCCAGATTTATATCACACCACCGGGACCAGCTCAGGAGTTGGCGTTTACGTTTGAATATGACGCTGCATATCTTGAGACGTTATTCGGTTAAGGGGAGGGGAAATAACTTATGGCAGTAATACCTGAAAGACTAACGGGTTATAGTGTGTTTCGTAATGGATCTGAGAGAGTGGGTACATCGGATGTAGAGCTTCCAAGCTTGGAGGCTCTAACCGATACAGTTAGCGGAGCTGGGATTGCGGGGGAGGTGGATTCTCCAACAATTGGGCACTTCGGCAGTATGCGGACAACTCTCAACTTTCGGACGCTTGACATTCCGATGTTTAAACTTTCTGGACCCAAATCACAAGCCCTTGACTTCCGAGGCGCTCAACAGGTTTACGACTCCTCGGCAAGCGAGTACAAGAGCATTCCTGTCCGGGTTAGCGTTCGAGGTATCCCCGTGAATACAACGTTGGGAACTTTTGAAAATAATGCTGCGACTGGTAGTTCTATTGAACTGGAATGCACATACCTGATGGTAATGGTAGACGGCGTTAAAGTAATCGAGATCGACAAATATAACTACATCTGCTTTATCGATGGCGTGGATCACCTAGCTGTCGTTAAACAGCAGTTGGGACTGTGAGGGATATGAAAATGAGTGAAAAGAATATTGCAGTAGAGGCTGACGAGCGTGTGTTTACGCTGAGTCGGCCTTTTGTTTTTGAAGAGAAAGAATACACGTCGTTGATGCTGGATTTTGATGCATTACTCGGAGAAGACCTGATCCGTATCAATACACATTTTGATGCAGCACAAAAAAGCCCAGTGTTTGTAAAAGCATTATCCTTGCAGTATCAACTCAATATTGCAGCAGCAGCCGCAGGTGTGCCTGTAGAGTTTTTTAACAAGATGAACGGTAAGGATGTCTCCAAAGTGGGGCTGCTGGCACAGAATTTTTTGCTCATTTAGGATTGGCAGACAAAGAGGGGGCGCGAAAGCTGAAAAAGCTTGCAGCGTCCCTTTCTTCTGCTTATTTTTCGCCAATCCCATATTGGCTAGGTATGCCTGTTAGCGAGATGTATGACTGGGTTGATACCGCCAACGAAATGAACAAAGAACGAGAGCATAACCGGAAGCAACAGCAACGGGGAAAGAAGAGGTGATCTATGGCCGGAAAAGAGTATAAAATTGCGTTTGACCTTCAGGCAAAACTTGACTCCTCTTACAACGCTGGTATGCGTAAAGTGCTTGATAATCTCAACGATTTGCAAACTACAGCCCGTGCCATAGAAGCAATTCGAATCTCAGGGGATATGGTTCGACCGCTGCGTGAAGGTTTACAGGCAGCAGAACGAGAGTTTGATCAATTACGCCGAACACCGCGTATTGATGGAATATTCACTGAGACGGTTAAGGAGCTCAAAGAGGCTGTAAAGGAGTCAGCACAGTTAAGCCGCAACCTGCAGGAGATCGCACGTATCCGTATGCCGTCCAATATGTTTGGTAATGACCTACAACGGTACACCCGAGATATGCAAGATCTCGAACGCCGTATGCGGGAGATAAACGATATTCACGGTCCGTCTCCTGGTGAGGGTGGCGGTGGAGGCGGCGAAGGCTCAGACGGAGACAGTTCCGGTATGTGGGCACTTGGTGGCGCTGTTTTGGCTGGAGGTGCTATTGCGGGAGTTGCTGCTGGAGCAGGATTGGCTGCTCATGCTGTATTTTCGTTTTCGGAAGAGTATCAGGTAGCCATGAACCAGATTCAAGCGAGTACCGGCGCTTCTGAACAACAGATGAGTGGTTTTAGTGAAATAGCTACTAATATCTACAATCAGAATTTGGGCGAGAGTTTTTATGATATCGCGCAGAATATGAGCATAGTGCGTCAGGTTACCCAACAATCAGGAAAAGCGCTTGAAGATGCTACAAAAAACGCAATTATGTACAGCGATGTTTTCGGAGAAGATGTAACTGAATCGGTGAAAGCAACTGATACTATGGTGAAAAACTTCGGGATTACATCGACTGAAGCGTATAACTTATTAGCGCAAGGTGCTCAAAAAGGGCTTAACAAATCAGGAGAATTACTTGACAGCGCGAATGAATATAGTCCGTACTTTGCGAAACTAGGTTTTTCTGCTAATCAGATGTTTGATACATTTAGCGCCGGATTAGCGGCAGGTGCTTTTAATCTTGATAAAGTCGGGGATGGAATCAAAGAATTCGGTATTAGGACAAAAGACCAATCAAAGTCAACCTATGAAGCATACAAAGCGATCGGATTAAGTGGCGCTCAAATGACTACTCAGTTTGCGGCTGGCGGAGAAACAGCTCAGAAAGCATTTCTGACAACAGCTAAAGCTATAAATGCTATTAAAGATCCAGTTGTTGCAAATGCAGTTTCCGTTCAATTATTCGGAACTCAGGCTGAGGATCTTGAAGCGCGTGTTGTGAAGGCGATGACTTCAGCTAAAAGTCAGTTCGATATGACTAAAAACACTATGGAAGATATCAGTAACGTTAAGTATGACACCATCGGCAAGGCTTTAGGAGGAATAGGTCGGACGTTGCAAACCAGCCTGATCCTACCCATTTCCAAAAAACTCCTCCCTTTCTTTCAAGGATTAGCGGACAAGATGGTAGACTGGGTTCCTGCGGTTATGGCTTCGTTTGATACAGTGGGTGGGGCAATATCAAAGACATTCGGATTCATTCGGAATCTTTTTGCGCAGGGTTCATCTGGAGGAGGCATCCTTACTAGTCTAGGGTTGGACAGCAGTTCATCTCAGATGATCATGAGTACGATCAATAACATTTACGACAGCGTTAGCGGTGTGCTTAGTAACGTAAAGAAACTGTTCACGGGTGAAATCAATATCGCTGAAATGTTTGGGTTCAAGAAAAAAGACATGAAAGGCATCACGTCAGGGTTCAAGGATATTATTGGTGGACTCATGGATTATTGGGCTGATTTTGGCAAGGGATTGATAGGACTATGGCCGAGCATCAAGGGCATCTTCGTCTCACTTGGAAATATAGTTAAATCAGTTGCACCTGTAGTCGGGTCGCTAGTGACAACTGCGGTGGCTGGATTCAGGGCGGTGTACAATGCAGTATTACCGATTGTGACGTATCTTGCAGGCAAGCTTTGGCCTATTATCCAGAACATATTTAATTATCTGAGTACACAAGTTTTTCCACAAGTTGCAGCTTTAATTGCTGCTTTGGTCCCAAAGATCATGAGTATAGCAACTAAGGCACAAGAAGCTTTTGGAGCGATTGGCGGCTGGATTAGTCAGATGTTCGAGGCTATTAAACCTACCCTTGACAACCTTTTTGCAACCTTCGAGTTTGTATGGGGAGCCATAAAAATTGTGGTGTCCAACGCTATTGATGCTATCGGCGGCGTGATCAGTGGTCTGCTAACAGCGTTAGGCGGGATAATAGATTTTGTAACTGGCGTTTTTTCTGGTGATTGGGGAAAAGCGTGGCAAGGGGTGAAGGATATTTTTTCGGGTATTTTTGAAGGGCTTGGAGCCATTCTTACCTTCCCGATTGATGTTGCAATCGATGCAATTAACGCCGCGATTCACGGTATCAATAAGATTAGTTTCGATTGGCCAGAGTGGGTTCCAAAGTTTGGCGGTGAACACTTTGGTTTGAACATACCGGACATTAATCATGTCGGAGGGTACGCAAAAGGCGGGTATGTTGACAGTCCGGAACTTGCATGGGTCGGTGAGGGAAGATCACCCGAGTGGATCATACCAGAGAATAACTCAGCACGTTCCCAAGGGTTGCTGCAAGCTGCAAACCGAAGTATGGGCGGCGGTAATACAAGCGATAATACAATTGGCGATTTTATTTACAATCCTATTTTTAATTTTAATGGTCCAGCTGACAAAGAAGCAGTACAACAGATGGAACAAAGGAATCGTCAGGAATTTGGCAAACAGTTTGCGGATTATAAACGTCAAGCATCGAGGGTGAGTTTATCGACATGACCTATACAACAATACAAGGCGATACCTGGGATGGTATCGCCTTTAAAGTTTATGAACAAGCGAATCTCATGAACCTGCTTATAAACGCCAATCCTGAACATGCTTCGACCGTATTGTTTTCTGGAAACATTAAGCTAAACATTCCAGAGAAGCCCGCTGAATCTTCTGACACGCTTCCACCATGGCGAAGGGAGGAATAGCATGAAACTAATGCAGGATGCCCGTAGAGCGGTTCTGGTGATCAACTACAACGGTAAAGATGTAACCACTGATCTTGCCAAATCTCTTACAGACTTTTCCTACAATGACGCAGCTCCCGGCGATGCTGATGATATATCAATTAACTTGGAAGACGGAGCGCAAAATTGGCAAGGTCCTTGGTCTCCAACCGAGGGAGATAAGATAAAAGTAGAGATCCGGACAATCAATTGGGACAAACCGGGAGAGATTAAAAAACTTCCTCTCGGATCTTTTGAGGTGGACACATTTGATTTCACAGGACCACCAGATTCTGTATCCATTAAAGCCCTATCCATACCCATTGGAGCGGATATAAGGCAAGAAAAACGTTCGCGAAGTTGGGAAAAAGTAGCGTTGAAGACAGTCGCTATGCAGGTTGCGAAAAGTGCAGGGCTGAAGCTTCTTTATGAAACTAAAGATAATCCTTCTTATGATCGGTTGGAACAGAGCAGTATGTCTGACCTATCCTTTCTGGTTGATGCTGCGAAGAAAGAGGGAATCGCAGTCAAGGTTGTAGGCGGGAAGCTGGTATTATTTGACGAAGCTGAATATGAAAAAAAGGCTCCTATTACGACGATTACACGCGGTAAGGATAATGTAATATCTTATGCTTTTAATTGGAGCACTACATTGGTAGCTTACCGTGCTTGCGAAGTATCCTATACCGATGCAAAGAAGAAAAAGACATACAAAGCAATGTACTCCCCTCCAGGAGCACCAAAGGCTGGTCCGGTATTAAAGCTTAATGAACAGGTTGATTCGCAAGCTGCTGCTCTTAGGTTAGCCCGTAAGAGCCTCAGAGAAAATAACAAAGAGTCTGGTAAGGGTAGTTTAGTCTTAATGGGAGATATAAGGATGGCTACTGGATTGACGATCAACGTAAAGGGATGGAAACGATTTGATGGTAAATACATCATCGAATCATGTACACATGCCGTTGGTAGTGGCGGCTATGTTACTAACATCGGAATCAGGAAGGTATTGGGGTGGTGAAATGATCAGAATTGGGACAGTATCTACGGTTAATACGATAGCGAGAACGGTAAGGGTTTCGTATCCAGATAAAGATGATCTTGTTTCTGGTGAGCTGCCGGTTATCGGTCCAATAACATTAGAAATGCCTATACCTGGAGAAACAGTGCTTGTAGGCTACCCTGACAACAGTACAGATGGGTACTGCATCGGAGTTATTCAGGGAGGTGCCGAATAAACATGGCGATGAGTAAGCTAGGAAATCTCGGTCCGATCGTTTTTGTTGTGTCACCCGAAGCCATACGAACCTTTCAGGAATTTACACGGGCTAGTGCGGGAAGGTGGGCAAAGCATGAAATCATCGGTCAAAAGCCCAAAACACAATTTCTCGGACCGGGGCTTGATACGATCTCGTTTACCATGTGGTTTGATGCGCGGTATGGTCTCAATCCCCGTAAGGAGTTAGATAAGCTTACCGAGATTGACCGGGCGGGGAAGGCACTACCATTGATCGTAGGAAAAAAAGGTGTTGGCACAGGATTGTGGGTCATCACAGGGTTATCTCAAGCTTGGACCAAGGTTGATAATGTAGGTAATATAATCCGAGCCACAGTGAATGTCAGTTTGGAGGAATACGTAAAATGAGCACATACACAGTAGATATGACACAGCCATCTAATATTATTTTTGCTCCAAAGGATTTAGCAGAAGAGGTCAGCCAGAATATAAGGACAATCCTTTCCACGGCAATTGGGAGCGCGCCACTGGCACGAGATATTGGAATTGACTATAGCATTGTGGATGAACCTTACCAAATTGCAGAGGCGCGGTTAACAGGAGAGATACACACTGCTATTGCTGATCAGGAGCCGCGAGCGCAGATAATTGAAGTGTCTTTTAATGGAACAATAACAGATGCTTTGACAGGTCGGATAGCGGCTATAGTAAGGTACACGCTGGCAGAGGGGGTGACCTGATTTGGTGGAATACGTAGATTTGCCGGAGATACAGTTTGTTGCAGAAGATGCGGCGGACATACAACAAAATATTATCACTATGTACGAAGGTTTAACCGACAGTACACTTCAGTCTGCCGATCCGGTAAGGCTTTTTTTATCTTCGTTAGCAGCTATTATTGTGCAGCAACGCGTACTTATTAACCGGACATCCAAAGGTAATTTGTTGCGTTATGCAACCGGAATTGTATTGGACTACAAAGGTGCTGATTTTGGTTTAATCCGGTTAGATGCTTCTCCATCAATTACTAACTTGCGCTTTACTCTCTCAATTCCGCTGGCATCAGTGACAACCATCCCTGCGGGTACGCGAGTTGGGGCGCAGGGTGGGGACGGCTCCATATATTTTTCAACAACCGAGTATTTGGAGATTCCGGCAGGCGCTACAACTGGTATGGTGACGGGCGAGTGTTCAACGGTAGGCACGACAGGTAACGGATTCATGCCTGGGCAGGTCAATGTTTTGATGGATCCTCTACCATTTGTTCAATCGGTCACCAACACCACTGAGAGCAGTGGCGGAGCAGCAACAGAAACAGACGAAGCATTTCGTGAACGCATTCGAACCGCACCAGAATCTTATAGTACCGCTGGTCCACAAGGATCTTATGAGTTTTGGGCTAAATCTGCATCTGCTGCCATCTTGGATGTACATGCTTATTCTCCATCTGAAGGCGAGGTTACAATTGTCCCTTTACTCGCTGGCGGTGTGATTCCGGGAGAAGATATGCTCGAAACTGTGGCGGAGACGCTAGAGGATCGCGGTATCAGACCTTTGACTGATCATGTGACAGTCACAGCACCGACAGCTATGCCTTATACAACTACACTGACTTACTATATCAGTCGTAACCGCGCGTCAGAAGTTACAGCTATCCAGACAGCAGTTACATCAGCGGTGGAGGCTTACCAGCTCTGGCAAAAATCTAAGCTCGGGAGAGATATTAATCCATCTGAGTTGATTGCACGTGTCATGGCTGCCGGAGCGCTGAGGGTAAATGTTATAGCACCAGTTTATACACTGCTGACAGCAACTCAAGTTGCACAGCAAGGTATAACTACATTGACTTATGGAGGGCTTGTTGATGATTGATATCGGACAGCTAAGCCTTCGAGATATCCTGCCAACTAGTATCGCCAAAGATCCGGCTATTGCTGCAGCAGCCGCATCACTGGATACAGAGTTACAGGTGACCACATCGGAGATCCGTAAGTTAGACATTCTCGGACGATCTGAGGAATGGAGCAGCGAGGAAGTTGATGAACTGGCGTGGCAGTATAAGCCTCCTTACTATGATCCGGAGTTGCCTTTGGAACAGCGGCGCGAGTTGGTTAGAACAGCCATACAATTCCACCGTAAGAAAGGGACTCCTAGAGCTGTTGAGGATCTAGTTAAGCTACTCTTTGGCGAAGGTCGCGTTGAGGAGTGGTTTGAATATGGAGGTCAGCCATTCCATTTTCAAGTTATGACAAACAATTCTGACGTAACGACTGTTCGCGCCCAAGAGTTTATTAGGGCAGTAAATTCAGTCAAACGACTGTCCACTACGCTAGATCGAGTGACAATTTCAGAAGGCGCAGATATTAATATGTTTTTTGGTGGCGCTTTGCATGTAGCAGATAAGTTCACAATTTAAGGAGGGGTAATATGTCCTCATGGGGTGGGATGACACTCACAAATAAAGGCATGATATTGCAAGGCAAGGCACAAGCAGGAGCACAGTTAATATATACACGGATAGCTGTTGGAGATGGAACGCTTAGTGGACAATCAGTGCCGGCATTAAACGGATTGATATCGCAAAAAAAGAATCTACCCATTACCAGACTTCGAACACAACCACCTAACAAGGTTATGATTGGAACGACTCTTTCTAACGCTGATGTTACGACAGGGTTCTATTTTCGTGAGGTAGGGTTATTTGCTACCGATCCAGATGCAGGAGAGATATTATACGCCTATGCTAATTCTGGTTCTACCGCCGATTATATCGCTCCAGCTGGAGACGGGGTCATCGAGAAAACTTTTGATACAGTTGTTGTCATCGGTACAACTTCAAATGTTTCAGCTATTATCGATGATTCTTTGGTATTTACAAGAGAGTCTGAATTTAACGCTAAGTTTGACGCGTCCGGAGGACATAAACACACAGGAGCTGCAGGTGATGGTCCTAAACTCACAGCAGCCAGCCTAGCCGCAGGCGCAGCTACTGACACCGTTATAGGTGATCGCACAGCTGACCCAGCTACAGCTACTGCTTATGGTTTAAAGGGTCCCATCACCCAGTGGTTCTCATGGATAGCTAAGTATTTTAAAGCTATCACAGGCAAAGCCAACCCATTCGATACGCCTGATATCACACTTGCTGCGACTAAGGTGCACGTAGATAGCACTATAGTGCACGTCACTGCAGCAGAACGCACAGCTTGGAACGGAAAGGTGGACAAAGTAACTGGTAAGCAACTCAGCACCGAGGACTACACCACACTTGAGAAAACAAAATTGGCGGGAATAGCTACCGGAGCTAATAATTATACACATCCTACCGGAGATGGTAATCAACACGTACCAGCTACGGGTACTAGTAACAATGGCAAAGTACTTAAAGCTGGAACAACAGCTGGGAGCATATCTTGGGGAAACGTTAACGGATCTGAAGTTGTAGAGGATGCTACACATCGTTTTGCAACGGATACTGAAAAGGTAACATGGAACGCCAAAGAAACAACAACAGGATCTCAAGCTAAAGCAGATGCAGCAGTGCTTCCGATTAATAACAGGCTAAACACTGAATCTCTCATCTCTATCAATTTAGTGGCTGGTCAGCAAATCTTGAACGCAACAAAGAACGCTAGACTACAAGGATTAAAGGTACAGGGTAGGAGTATTATAGATTTATTTGGTGGGACTGGGAGTGGAGAGAGTTTAACGGGGTGGGCACAAAATGGAACTGCCATAACCCTAACCCTATCATCTACTCAAAAACGTAGTGGTAGCACAGCCTTTAAATTTTCGCCGTCTGCCGGTGCCGCATATATAACTAAAGACTTCACTTCACCATTAGATGCGTCAAAATACTATGTGATGGCGGGTTGGGTGTTTATTGAGTCCTATGTAGATGGATCTCTTAACCTCGCACTAAGAGATGTAGGCACTATGACTGGTAGGTATAATATGTCAATCAATGCCTCATTGATAGGCCAGTGGCAGTTTGTATATTTAAAAATACCCACTAACAACACGTTATTAGGTACGGGCTATAGATTAACAGCAGGATCTACGGGAAGCGGGACAAACGTAACATACATGGACGAGATCCGTCTATACGCCGTATCCGCAGCAGACTACGCTGCCATTGGAACCACAATCACGGGCGAAGCTATAGACCGTCTCTTACCTTATGTACCTCCTGGTATTAATGGAGTAGATGGGCTGTATGTACGGAGATATGGACGTAATTTGCTGCCGGATAAGCCGGATACGTTGCATGCTAATGCGCGGGTTAATGGACCGTATGATATGACGCTTGTGGCTACGGCAGGATTTCAAAACACGTATATCTACGCTGATGCCTTTGAGATTAGGCAATACACGTTGTCTGTTGCAGACGCAGTGACAAGTAATCAGCAATTTGTCGTAGATTGCTTGGATGCGAACAGTGCGAAAATATCAACATCATTCGTAATGACCAGTGGGCGCACATTGACATTTACAACACATGCTGGAACGAAACGACTGCGCCTTATTCCGACGAGTGCGGCGGTTGGTACGTACATCTTCCGCAATTGGCAACTCGAACTAGGAAGCGCCGACACACAGTTTCAGCCACGTGAAGACAGCCTTATCGCCTTTGGTGGAGTAGAGTTACACGCTAACCCAACGGATGGCAGCGAACCGGATATACTGCGTGAGGTTAACGGGCGGTATGAGGTAACGAGGTTATGGCGGGAAATGGTGTTGGATGGCTTACTGTCGTGGATATGGTTGGCTAACCACACGGGATTTAAACGAGTTCGTTTAGCCATAGGTGATACTTCTATAAACAACTATGGAATTGATGGCGGTTTTGTTATTAAGTACAATGGCGCATCTTTGCAAAGGGATAATATAAATAATGCAACTAGTGCAGCTGATAGTTTTAGATTGAACAATTCTTACAGTGGGATGGTGATTTCGATTGCCAATGCTGACTCCGGTTGGGGAGACTCCTATACACCGAGTGCTGACGAGATTAAAGCTTACTTCAACGGGTGGAAGATGTATGATGGATCGGCATCGGACGTTAATACAACTCGTAATACACCGTACACCACAGGGCAAAAATTTTGGCGAAATCAAGATAATACGGTGTGGGGATATACAACAATCCCGAGCGCAAGTGCACCTGGTTGGCAGCCATACCAACTCCTATACCGCCTTGCATCCGTAACAACGGAGACAGTCCAAGAAGACGGCAGCCTATCATTATTTGAGGGAGATAACTTTATAGAAGTAGGTAGTGGGTATGTCAGCCGTGAGCGAGTTACGCCATCAACAGACACAGGTAATTGGTATATCAATAACGATCCAAGTCTATACTCCCCGGGCGGAGATTCTCGTCTTAAAAATAAAGCTCGTGAGATACTCAATGTTTTTAAAGATTCAAGAGTTGGGGCATGGATCATAGAGAAAGCGGCGACTGCGGGATACGGAAATTCACGAGCAAATCAGCCACCTGCTATATATGATCCATCCGCCTCTTATAGCGTCTCTTATATCAAACTGGATAAATCCCCTGTGCCGGGAGTTACTGGCTTTTACGCAGCCTCTGAGAAGGCGCAGTTACATGATCTTACAGATGGAGTGAATGAAGCTCTAGCGAGAGTATCCGTGGTTGAGGCTAAGAAAGCGGAGAAGGACGTACCGGCGCAGATAACACCGACATTGCTTAATGGATGGGAGACGTATAGCAGCAGCAACGCACCTTACTATTACAAAGACACGCTTGGATTTGTGCATATCAGGGGCATGGTTAAGAGCGGGGTCAACGGGTCGCCAATCTTGACGTTACCGCCTGGATATCGCCCATCAGCAACAGCCGGAATCGAGTCAATATCCGTATCCAATAACGGCAGTGGTGTTTTAATCGGCAATGTCGAGGTGGACTATAAAGGCCGTGTAACC